GCCTGCGTATAGCCCTGCGCGTCGAGCACATCCTCGATGGCCACGATGGCCTGCTGCGAAGTCATCGGTAAATTGGGATGCTGCCCACGGTGGACCGCGACCCAACCTCGGAGGTTGAAATGACATGATTGGCGTTGAGGTCGTAGGCGAATCTCGCGGCCGCGAGGTGCGCCTTATAGGACTCGTGGAATCGTACGCTTAGCATGTCGTTACGATCACCTGGCTCGCGGATCATTGCCCTGGCAATGAGTGACAGAGATAATTCCGCGAGCGGCAGATCGAAGGCATCCTCAACCCATCCATCCTCTACAGTCGCCGCGGTGTAGGTATTGGCCAGCGATTCGGAGAATGTAATGACCGTGGGCGTCAATGCAGTGCAGTAGAGATACTCGACAAGATTCCCCTGAGAGATCCGATAAATTCTCGCAGCGGTATATCCAGCCGTTGACGTTACGGTGATGTCGAAAGAGCCAGTGGTGCCGATACCGTTAATTTGCGGGGTGACGTTAGCCGCTCCGGGAATACGGTTGACGTCGATCCCGGACTCGATCAGCTCATCACGCATGAGTCGGAACGCGACATTGATTTGCGTGGAATAATCGACCTGGGATGCCCACAGATAGTCGTCTATCGTCGGCAATAGCTGCCGCAGGTAGGCATCATCGACCGCATGAGTTAGGCCCATCAGAATTCCCCCGGTGCGCCCTCGTAGATTTTCTCATGCCCCGGATCCGGCCAGAACTGTTGGCCATCCGCGCGCGATCGATTCACGATTCCCGTCCCCTCGAAACAGGCGCCACATCGCTCGCACGTGCGCGAGTTTCGATTAAACGTAAATCGCCGCGCGTCAGCACGCGAAAGTCGCATATATTCGCGCGACCCATCCGGCCCGACCCGCACGTTAAGCGGGCACTGGACCGAGCCCGTGATCAGCATGCTCATCCTCCGGTGGGTTCTTCTTTGTGGGTCGCCCCGGCTTGCGCTGTGGCGCTGCAGCGAGCATCGCCACCAGGGCCTCGGCGGCCTGCTGTGTCGCGGCGCGTGGGGACTCGCTACGCGGGACATTCGGCAGCGGCTCGCCATTCCACACTCGGAATCCCCTAGCGAGATATCTCTGGATCTGCTCTGCAGGGAATGGACCCGCCAGCGACAGATTCCCGCGCGCATCATGTCTCACCATTTGGACACGTGGCCGCGTTGACTTTCCGGTATCTTTATCGATTACGTCTGAACCTGGGCCATAGTCGAGCGCCATAATTCGATCCTGTATTTAGGCCGCACCGGGCATCCCCGGTGCGGCCTTGAGTAAACTTATTACGCAACATCAGACAGCACATAAACGCCAAACGTATCGCGCCTCTCGCCATCGCCTTTGGTGATCGTCCCAATGAGCTCGGTCAACTGCGCCGAAGCGTCGCGCTGCTGCTCGATGTTGATGCCCGCTTTGGCGACGTACTCAATCGCCTCTCGCGAGAACACCCCACCCGCAGCATCACCGAGACCCCCGACGTTATTATTGATCGTCGAGTCGACATAAAACGTGAGGCCAAGCGCCGTCGAAACGAACCCGTTAAGGTTCATCTCTTCGCCTACGGTACCGCTGCCGGACGTCATGAATCCGCCACCGGTCGCAGCGCCCTTGACGAGCGCCCAAATCCCCTTGGCGCTCCAGTACTGATCGGGATGCAGCACGCAATTGTAAGGCTTGGGTGCAAACGCCTTTTCCAAGAAATTGCGAGCCGCGATCAGATCATCCTCGCCGAGGGTCGTACCCGCGCCCGCGGCCGTCTGCGAGAATCCGGAAAAATACGCGGTGAGATCCGCGTCCCGCTTGAGTCCGAGGCCCTGGCCGAGGATCGTCCCGGCGACCGTGGTGAGATTCTCGCGCGAGCCCATCTGCGCGAGATCTTTGATATCGACGCGCTTGATGATCGTCCCGGCGGTGATGTTGCTCGCGCCGGACCCCGTATCGAGCGTGAACGTGGTCGTGTAATCGGCCGCCTCGGTATAGTCATCGGCGACCGTGGACGTGGCGAATCCAGGAACCTGGACGACGAGACCCGCGCCGCCGACTAGACCCGTCTCGAGAAAGACCAGGGGCAACATGACCTCGGTCTGTACCGCCGAGATCATCGCCTGCGACAGAATGATCGGAATGGATTCAGTAACGGTGGTGCTAGTGGTGACAGCCATTGCGTCCCCTTAAAGGGCGCCGGCACTCCTCAGACTCGCGATCTGGGATTGCATTGCCGGCGAGAGATTGGAAAACTCGGTGCCAACCGTCGAGCCCTGCGTGCCACCCGGAGGCGTACCCGCCCCGGATCGGCCCTTGGCTCGGAATAGATTGGCCCCTGCGCCCGCTGCCTGATCGGCAAGGTGCGCCGCGAAATCGACACCCGATTTCGCCTCTACCAATTTCCCGTCGACGATCTTGGCTGACCCACCATAAATCGCGACCACCTGCTCGGGGTTGATCGCCCCGGCCTGTACTGCAGCGGCGACCACGGCAGACGATAGTCTCTCGTGTTCCCACGCCGCTTGCGTTTCCGCCACCTTCGATTCTGCGGCCTCGCGCCGCGTCCGCTCTGCGAGGATCAGCTCCTGATATTTACCCTCTTCCTCTTTTTGCGCGACCTCCAGAGCCGCGAGCTTCGCGAGACGCGACACCACCTCATCTACATTGGCCGCGTCGACGTCGGCATCGGCGCCGAGCACCTTTCGAAGCATTTCTTTGCGGCCGATAGCCTGCCGCTTGGCGCGCTGGAATTCCTCGGCATCCACAATGGCCTGCCCAGGGCGCAGCTTCACCGTGCTCTCATCGGTGCTCTCATTCTTTTGCTGTTCGTCGGCCATGTGATCTGTAGGCTAGAAGTGAATGGGTAATCTGTCAATGACCGTTAGAGACTAATGTCAACGCTACCGGTAATTTTCACACTACGAATCCACGGGGTGAGTATATGGGATACCGCAACACGGACATGCTCTTTCTCGGAAGCCGAGATCGGTAGCATCTTATTACGCTGCTGTAGTGATGCGGCCACCGTTTTCCCTCGTGAGCTGCGCCAGCCCATCGTTACGTAGTTTTTTCCGGTGCGCACGACACCGAATTCTTTGGCTGTTTTATCGGTGAGTCGCGCATCCGGCGTCGAGGACCGCGGCGTGAGTCGACGACCCTCGACCAGTGGACCTGCCCCGGGATGCGCGGACCGTCTGGATTTCGCCGATTTCGCCGCGCGCGGTGAGCTGTAGACTACGGTCCCGGATTTATAGCGTCGGTACTGCTCGGTCAATGATTTTGCCGGAGTGCCGGTCCGCGATCGCGCCACACCGCCCGCATCGGGGAATGCGCGGGGCACGAACCATTCCATGATGGACGCCGCCGCAGCCGCCAGAGCCGACGCAATGGGCACCGATTTCGCGTTGAGTTTATGGGGCATCGCTTATGTCTCTACTACCGGCAGCCACCGATGTCTACAGTTCCACCCGCCACGTGAGACGAGCACGCTACCCGTGCCGGTCTGGCCATTGTCGAGGGCGTCAATTTGATCGCGCGTAAGAATCTTGCCATTGAGGTGTCGGCAAAATTCACGTGTCGTTTTGATGATCCCACCGACATATCGGAATTTCTCGACTCCCGCAACCTCGGCGAGCTGCGCGTCCATGGTGGCCGAGAGTTGGTCCATAGCCGTCTGCGCCAGAGTATTCGCGTGTCGGAACATCCCGGCGCCCGCCTGGTCCCGCAGGTCGCCAGACCCGCGCAGGAAGTCGGTGAGCTCGTCACTGAACTCGCGGTAACTTCTCCCACTCGTCACGGCCTGGATGAGATTGCTGCGGATGATATCGGCGCCCTGATCGGAGATGTTGGCGAATGTGTCGAGAACGGCGCCGCGAATGATTTTGATTGCCTCAATGTCCACCGTGCGGAATGCAGGCTGCAATCCAAGGTTGCGCCATGCGTAGAGTACTTTGGCCTGTAAACCGGGAACCTTTGCGACGTATTTTTTGATTGCCTTAGGGTAGCCCGATTCGACAATCGCATCCTGCACCTGCTCACGCGCATCGACGAGTCGACCGATATTTTCTGCCGACCTTAAGAATCTCCCGTTGCGGATATCGTAGGATGCGAATTGAATGTCGAGTATCCGCGATAGTCGTTTACTCACGCGCACCAACTCGGCAGATAATTCATCTGCCGAGGATGCGGTGAATGAGATAATGCCGGAAAAGTTTTCAGCCATCGTTAGACCAACCCATTGAGCACGTCGCGCACCGGCGACCCACGCTGTGCGGCATTCGCGGCTACGGCGATCGCGGCATCCTCTGTGCTCACTCCCGGGTGGATCTCCTGGTACCACTCGACCCGGCTAGCCACACCCTCGGCGATGCGCTGCACCCATTCGTCCGCCAGGGTATCGACTGACTCGTAGTCGCGATTATAGGCGACCGAGATCTCATCGCCATCGGTACCCCCTGCCCACAGATTAGCGAGACGCCAACACTCGGCCTCAGACTCTTCGAAATTCGAGGCTTTCTCTTCGAGAATCGCGACGAATTCCTCACGGTCACTGCGCCGTTTGTCTGCGCTTTCCACCTGCCCAGTAGGTAGTTGGCGAGACGACCGGGCGAAGATTAAGTCGGCAACATCCTCGATGATCTCGGTTGCCACATCGCTATAGGCCGAGTAGACCACCTCCGAGGGTCGCAGATAGTCGAGCGTATCATTCGCGCCAATCGGGATTGCGCGCGATGCGGAAAAATCCAACTCTTTAATATCACCCGAATCGGACGACAAAACGAGCTGTTGAATCCCATGGGTATACAGCGACTCATCGCGCACGCT